ATCTGCATATTGAGTTTTTATAATCTCAAGCCATGAACCATAGAATAGAAAATTATCCCTAACCATAGAATCCATCTTCCAGCCTCTCCTTTAATTCTCTATATAAAATCTCCCTAATCAGCTTGCCCGAAACCTCTGACTTGCAAAAAATTGGAGTAATATCATATCTAGCCATAAATGCTGTTAATGAAGCTATATAGGCTTTGGAATTAAACTTTGTGTTGTATCTACCTGCGTAGATTTTTTCCCAGTTAGCATCCTCAACTAGCAAGTAAATCTTCGTGCTGTATTTGGAAGCTCTCTCAAATTCTCTTTCGAATCTGCTTCTTTGCTGGCATAAACAACCGCTTAATTCTTCCAGGCTCATTTTTCTTTCAATAACAACATCTCCAGCTACTCTTTCATCATCCATAAATAGCTTTTCGCCATTAGGTAATGTGAAATTATATGTATAGTCTCCATAATCAAGAGTTTGCCTGTGATAAGGACATTGAAAAGAATCATATCTCTTCTGTGCCTTATCACTTGGCTGTTCTCTAGTATCCACAAGTATTTCCATTGATTTTAAACAAGCATCAATTTCATACCCTTCCATAAGGATTAATTGAATGGGATCTCTGTTTCAGCACCATCTTCAATGTTCATAAAGCTGTTATTAGAAGAAGATGTTGCTGCAGCAGTATTACCATTGCCTGTGTAACCATTACGAGCCTTGAACTTGGCTTCAGGAGCCTTGCCGTCTCTAACTACCTGTGCATCTACTGGAAAAGCAACTGCTGTATACAGAACTTCCTTGCCGTCAATAACATTGCCTTCCTCTCTGAATACAAGACCAATCTTCTTGCCCTTCCACTTGTTCTCATCCCAGTCCCAAGCATAACCAGCATTAGAAGATTCAAATGAGTTAGTCCACTTTGCAAAAGAGTTCTTTGTCCATTCGTCTTCCTTTGAACCATCATCCTTTGGAACCCAGATAGAAGTTCTACCCTTCCACTTCTTATCATCGTTAGTATTGTTGTCGTACTGGTTCTTGAAGAAGTCCTTGAACTCACCTTCAACAACATCAAACAAAACATTGATTAGATCAGAATTACCGTTCTGTCCTTCCTGGTACTGCACGTTCTTAATCTCACAAACATAAGCACCCTTTGGAAGCTTCTCACTTCCTACAAACTGTGCAGCCTTCTGTGCTGCTTCAAAACCATTAAACTGTTTCATAATTTACCTCCGTAATTGTAAAAATGTTTATATTCTTTAGCTTCTGCCCTACAAGAGCATTGTCTAAATTCAGTAATTTTAGTGTGGCCCCATAACCACATCATTGTTCCAGCTCTGCAATAAATTGTATGAGCTTTGAATTTTCTGATAAAAACGAACCATAACACTACTTATCACCTTCAAACTCGTAGTACGCTCTAATAGTTGTATCTACAAATTTCAAATCGTTAGGGATTTTCATTTCAAACATTTCCATAGGTGATTTTGCTGGATTAGAACCATCAGAGTTAGTAATAAAATAGTGTTCCGAACCTTCAACCTGTGTTAGCAAAACTATTGAAAATAAACCCTCAACTGTTAGCTGGTTATCAAGCATTTTTCCAAGTGTTTTTGCTTTTACTCTTCCATCATCAGTAAGTTCTGTGTGATGTAAAAAATAAATTATTGTGTCAGGAGAGGTTTCTCTAATCGCACAATCAATAAGCTGCTTGAAGTTAAGAGCCATATTTGTAAACTTGCCATAACCTGTGTCTTTAGCATGGTCAAAAGATTCAAAAGCCATAAGGTACTGGCTATCATCTATTGCATATGTCTTAACCCTATTGGCCTTTAATGTGGCCTTAATATTGTCATAAGAAGGATTATTAGCCTTCTTTAATTTCTTCTTAAATGGAAGTGGCTTCCCTGCAACATTCAAAATTTCAATATCATCAATATCAAAATTGCGTAATGATGTAGATTTGCCAGAACCACTCGGACCTAAAACTAATACTGGTACTCCCATAATCCCTCCTATTTAATTGTTAAATGCTTTCCTCTTGGCTCCAAGTGAGCAAAAGATAATTCCTCTCCAGCTTCTAATGCCAAACGTATTTTCTCAGTATCTTTTTCATAAACGACTTTGGTATAATTGTCTGGAACCTCACCATCAATAATTAGTGGCTGTTTACCGCCGTTGCCAACTGCTTTAAGGGTAAAGTTTCCAGCTTCAAGCCCCTTTTCATTGCCAGTTTCAACGAGTGCCCAACATAAAGCATCTTTCATTCGCTTAATGTTATTCTTGATGGTTGAGGCTTTCTTTGCATAGAAGTCTGCTTCTTCCTGCAATGCCTTCTGATTAGCTTCAAGTTCTCTGATAATCTTGCAGTAGCTTTCAGCTTTAACTTCCAATGAAGCCTTGATACATTCCAATGTTCCCTCAATAACCTCTGGGTCAATTTCAGGATCCATAAGAAGTGATTTGATTTCGTGGTCATCTGCAACCAACTGATATAATGTTTCTCCCATTTCTATTCCTCCTTTAAATTTGTGAAACATATGTACTAACAACTCCTGGTCTTTCACGAAGTCGATTAGCTAACTCGTTAACATATTGCTTTTCAAGTGGTGTATTGAAATCGTAGGTACCGTAAACTGTGTCCTGCTGGTCATCACACACCATAACAACATTTGCCTTTGTGCCTATTGAACCTTTGTACAGGAATTCAGATTCCTCATTGATGTCTCTTTCAATAGATTCAATGGACATATCTACTATTGGATAAAGAGCTAACTGTCCCTCTTTGGTGTAATCAATGAGAAACAAATTCTTGCTTTCAGATTCATCAAAGATTAACTGCATGGCTCTATCGTGATTTATTACTGTATATTTCATAATGCCTCCCAATTTGCGCTTCTTTTTTATCGCATTCATTTCAGTATTAAGAATCTCATCAAAGCCTTTGCCTAAAGCTTTTCTCTTTTTTGTCTCCTGTTTTATTGTTTGGTCACTCCATCTGATGCCTGATACATTCATGTTCATAATTCCACCCTTGTTTTATTATCCCTTGCCTCCCGCAACAATCTGATAAACAATGTCCTTACGCCCAAACTCCCAGCAAGCTTGTTCGTCATAAATAAACACATCTACTACTGAGCCATTTTCTATGGCCTCTGAACCGGTATCTTCTATCAAGTAATACCCAAGGAACTCGCCCTGATGACTTGGCACATTCTCGTCATATTCCCAAATCAACATGCAACAGCCGTAATACTTAGGATTAAAAGCAACTGTTCGCTTTTCTTTTGGGTAAACTCCAGTAGCAGTCTGCCTACCACTCCATGCATAAGCTGTAGCCTCTGCTTCATGTAACTTCCCATCTACCAAGTTCGCATCTGCGTATATTTTTATTGGATTCAATAATGTGAAAACTGTGATTATTGAGATAGCTAAAACCTTGAATTGTTTCATTTGCACCTCCTAGATATAACCAAGCAACTTTGCGCTTATTCCAGCCATTGCCATTCCAACCAGTGCAATTACAATTCCTATGTTTGATTCGCTATCTAACATTGATAGACCCAATAGAAACATCATTATCCCTATTCCAAACATCGTTCTTAACATTTCTTTCCCCCTTAATCATCTCGACAGCAAGCCAAGTCGATAAGCTAATATGCTTCTTCTTCATTTGCTGGCTGATTGCCTGTGGACTTACATTCAGAAGTTCCGCTATTTCTGTGTAAGTAATTCTCAACAAGGCACATTCAGCTATGCAACGCTCAGATACTTTTATCAAGTTCTCTTCGATTTTCTTGTCTGCTGTTAATGCTCGTACTTTTGGCATTTAGATCACCTCGCTGACCTGTTTCAAAACTTTAGTTGCATCTTCAATACTTACTTCATACAAAACGCTTAAACTATTTGCCATAACTACACTGGCAATCATGTCTACTGCTTTAGCATCTAGTCCTTTGTCTTTCCCTACCTGAAGAATGTTTAATATTTCTTCTTCTGAGTAATAGACTGTGTCTTTTAGCGTTATCATTTAGATCACCTCGCAAATTTCTCATAAACAACTTTACTTACATGCTCTGGAACTCCGTATTTAGCATGTGTAATCATTAAATCCGTGGTAGCTTCAAGAATTGGCTCTCTGTCAACAAGCATTTGAGGTGTCATATCGTCTTTTTTGATTTGCTTATCGAGACCATATTTCTTCTTAATTGCTGTGTTTGTAATTGTGTTGGCCTTAATGAAATCTACTCTTGCTGGATTTGCTAAAGCCTCATTGAGTTTCTTCATTGCTTCCTTCTGATGTTCTTTATCCAGCATTCTGAAAGCTTGGAATCCCTCAAGCCCTGTGGACTTTCTTAATAAGCTAATTGCATCTAGCACCCAGTCCTGAAACTCTTCTGCTTCTGCTTTTCTAGATTTGAAAGCTAGTCGGTAGATATCCTTTTCAGGAATGATGTTTACTTCCTGCTTTCCACCTTCTGTAAGGGTGTCGGCTTTAGCTACCCCCTTTAATGTCTTTAATGCATCTCGTCGATTCTTTATTGCTAGAGCATCACAAACATCATTTGCAACTGCATACCACTCATCATTTAAGAAAATGAATCTAATAGAATGGTTGTTCCATAATTCTGTTTTTATTTCCTGCATTTAGATCTCCTTTCTGTGTCTTACCAAGACATTTTTTAGGCAAAAAAAATCTCACTGACACGTTCTGGACTTAATTCGTACTTAAGTTTTATCTGTAAAATCTCGCTTTGAGTAAATTCTGTACCTTTATTATTAAGTTTGTTTGAAAAAGATGTCTCTGAGATTCCAAGGTACTTAGATAAAGTAAGTCCGGTATCTTCATGCCTGAGCATTTCTACTTTTAACTCTTGTGTGTTCATTAATTATTCTCCTTTCGTGAAATTTTCGTGTCTTCCTAAGACACATTCAATATACAACTGTGATTTTGTCTTGTCAAGACATTTGTTTAAAAATATTTAAATTATATTGAAAACCTGTAAAAATACATTAAAATATCTTGTAAAGACAACCGATGGAATGTGAGGACATCTATATGGATAAAATGGCACAGAGAATACACGAAAGAAGAACTCATTTGAATTTGACTATGGAAGAATTGGGACAAAAAGTTGGTGTTAAATCATCCGCAGTTAATAAATGGGAAAAAGGTATTGTATCGAATATACCAAGATCTAGAATAGAGAAATTAGCTTTAGCACTTGAATGTGACCCTATATGGTTAATGGGTATTGAAGATACAAATAAAGAAATTCCATCATACGTACCTGGAACAGTAGAGATAATAGATTTATATAGTAGAGCAACACCAGAACAGAGACAGGCTGTATTGAACC